AAATGGCAAAACCTCTGCGGTCTGCCAAACAAGGTCTGAGTATGGTGTCAAAGAGATCAGGTGCTATGTTCTGCGTTTCATCTACGATTATCCCATCAAAGTATTGTCCTCTGATTGCCGAACTATTTTCTCCACCTATAATCTGTATTCTTGAGTTGTTTACTGAAAAGTCCACCCTTAGTTCTGATTCGTTAAACTTCACACCTGGTATAGCTGCCGAAAATTGTTTCAAATAATCCCAAGCTGTAGATTTACCTTGTAATCGGTAAGGTGAAATAAAAGCATATCTTGGATAAGGTTTCTTATTGGTTAGTGCTGCTTTGATTAAATGATTAATAGCAAATACTGTTTTGCCTCCTCTTCGGTGAACAACGATAACATTAAACCGGTTCACATCGCATTTTTTGTGCAAAAATTTTTGGATTTCTCTTGGTTTGTAAGGAATTACGATTTGTTTCATTTTAAAACAAAACCCCCCTTAGTGCATTGTAACATCATCTTCTGGAATATCGTCAATGTATTGTTCTTTTAAAATTTGTGAAAACTCATGAGCTTCTTGCTCATCCTCAAAACCATAAAACTTTGTAACAACAACTGGTCTGCCTGTTGTTTTATCTTTCATAATGAATATCGCTGTTCTTAATATCAAATCTTTCATTTGTTTGTTTATACCTTGTATCAATCTTAATCTAACGTCAAACGTAAAAATGGGGTATCGGTCAATAAAAACCCCCACATTTAGTAAATTACAACTAAAAAACCACTAATTATTACTAACGATAATTTATGATTACCGATAACAATAACTTATCGGAACTTTTTGTTGCTGTTTTGTTCTTATCACACATACAATAACAATGTTTTTGTGTGCAAGAAATGACAACATCTCAAGTAAATCAATACTTCTAGCTTAACTAAGTCTGCCAAGAAATAGATAAAGGTTGCTCTTTATCGCCTTTAATAGTTAGTTCTGCTGCCTTTCCGTATCGTTTTGCACTCAATTTAGATGCAGACCATTGAGAATGACCAATTAATATCTTGTAAAGGTTTACTAAATTCTGACCAGATTTAGGATCTACAACACCATTCTCAATCTTCATCTCTAATTCTTTTCGTTTATCTTCTAGCTCTGATAATTTTAAATCAATAGCAAGTTCTTTTGATTTAATATATTTCATCATTAAATTATCATCTTCAATAAGTTCTTTTCTAAAGCTCTGCCAAGTATAATCTTTTATTATCTCAAATGTTTCTCTAATTGTTTTACCATCGGCAATAAGTTCTAATATTGTGTTCTCTAATTTCTTTGTAAGTTTTCTAGGTCTTGCCATAATACTCCTTTAGTGAGGTGGGCGATTTTATAGAAAGGAATTGAAAGTATCGCCCATCCTCTAGTGATCACTTAAAAATACTAGCGAAAGGGTGAAGCTAGTATGTTTTAACTTATATACCACAATATATAGTTTTAAAAGTCAAAAACACCTTTAGGCTTAATAAAAGGTTTATTTTCGCCTGTTAATGGATTTTTTCTAATGATTTTCTTTTTAAGCATATCATCTAAGATTAGCTTGGCAGTATAGCTACCGAACTTCTTTTGGTTAATAATCCATGTTAATTGTTCTACAGATAGCATACCGCTTTTATAGTCTGACTCTAATTGTAAGGTAATCTCTAACTTCTGTGCTTTTGTGTAATAATTGTTAAATGTGTCCTCTAACTCCTTATCATTATAATAATAAGGTATTTCAGAGGAGGGGGGAGTTTTAATCATCACTTTTAAAACCCTTTAGCTTTTTAAATCTTTTAGATCCCTTATAAGAATTAGTATTATAATTAATAGTATTACCTTTATAATGTTGCGTAGTTTTTGGGTAGGCTGATTGCGTAGAATTTGACACCCTCATTACCCTGTTTTTGGGTAATCTGAGGTCATAGTAATTAGCTGAGGATAACCTCTTAATAACCAAATACTTATGCCTGACTAACTCCTCTTTACATTTCTGCAAAGTGTTAATAGAAAGACCCAATTTGGACTTCAAGTTGGAGTTTCGCAAGGTTCTATAATTAGGTGAAAGGGATCTAATATAGCAAAATAGGAGCTTCGCATCATTGGAGAGTCTTTCATCCAATAACAAGCTATTTGGTATCATTGTAAAACCTGTTTTTCGCATAACCCTTTATTTTCTTATATACACAAAATTTGGGTAATCAACCACTAAATATGCCAGGAACATAAGCAGAACATCTATATTTAGCATTAATAATAATCTTTGCATTACTTGTACAAATCATATACAAATACATTAATGCTTACGAATCAAAAAACTAACAAAAGGGGAAAAAGATGAGTGCATTTATAGTGAGTGAAGATAATCTTTATAGAGTAATTAACTCTATTACAAAGATTGAGGGATATACAAAAGACCTTAAAGAAATTAAGGAACAAGCTATATCTCAACCTAAAAAGCTATTTAATAAGTTAAACACATTAAATAGATATTCAATAAGTCAAAGATATTCGGATCAACCTTTTACAAAAAAAGGTTCTTATCCTTTTATCTTAAGTAAATATAATGAAACTGCATTAAAGACTAATAAATATCAGAATTTAAAGTCTTTAAGATGTTTCTTATATCAATCTTGTGAGGGTCAAGCAGAGCGAACACCCTTATACAAGTTATTGGATAAAATTAGTTCAGATGTTGCTTTTAATATAGTATCTGAAACTAAAGAATATCAACAATCAGAGTGGGATTAGAAGGGGGAATAATGATACAAAGCAAAGTACAAATGGATGGTTTTGAACAAACTCTTAACTGTCTTTACGATCCGTCAAATCAATATTGGAATGGTTTTGCCAATCCATATTTTGATCAAGCAAACTTTGACAAATGGGTTGCTTGGTTAAAACAAGAAGAAAGCGACACTTATGACGAAGTAAAAGATATACAACCTAAAATAATTAGTGGTAAAAAATATTATTATTGTGGTGGTGCTTATACTTGGTCTTATGTTGAAGATGAAGAAACTTCTTTACTTGAAGATTTAGAAAATCTAGTTGGGGATTACCAAAGAGATAAAATTACTAAATCTCAAGTTTTAGAAACTCTTGCAAATATAGTTAAATACGAAAATATGAATGGAGGGGAATAATGGAAACATTTAAAGAACTATTAAACTTTGCTTGTTTTATAATCATTATGTACTTTCTATTTTGTGTGTTGCAATATGCACCACAAATAGAGCAACTAATAATAGAAATGAAAGGGGGAGCAATATGATAAAACTATTAAAAGAATATGTATCAGAAATGAAAAGAGCTAACGATCTAAAAGAAAGAGAGTTAAATCAAAAGTATGGACCAGAGGTTATCTCATCAGCTGATCCATTTAATATGGATGGCAGAAGTTTATATACACCTAAACAAGAAATAACTGTGCATATACCACAACTTAACAATCTTGAATTAAAATCACCTAACACAAGCAATCCTAATTGGTCTGTGTTTTCATCGGAGGTAAAAGGATGAAAGAAATAATAGTTAACATACTTTGCTTTATTGCTCTTAGTTTAATGGTTGTATTTTATTTCTTATTGCTATTTGGAGTAATATGAAAGAAATAACAACTACACTAAGAGCAGAATACGATAGTCTGCCAAAAAAAGTAAAAGAAAAGGTTAGCTATGGCGATTATTGTAATGACCCAAATATAAAAACATTAATCCAAACTGCCAAAAATATTGCAATAGGTAGAATGGCAGTAGCCATACAAAGAAAGAAAGGAAATTTTAGAAATTGATAGAAGTTTTTATTGTCCTTGAATTGGTTTCTCTTGTTTATTATTTGAATCAAACATAACACTTGCATTAAAAGAGAAACTTATTCTTTCATCTAATTGATTATCGCTAAAGAAAGGGTAAACTGTGTGTCTTAGGTTGCTAGGAAATAAAAAATATTGCTTTTCTAAAGGTTGTATTAAGTAATTAGCATTATTAAAGATAGACTCAGTTCCCTCTAAAAATTCAATATGTCCGCTAGTGTTATGGTGTTGCTTACTATGTTTATAATCTTTCATAGCTTTAGGGAACTTTAAATAGCCTACGCAGCTAAGATCAGGATTATTGTTGGGTGTAGTATGAGTATGACAACAATTATAGTCGCCAGGTTTTTGCACTACATACCAACCACTATGAATTAAAATTCTTTCAATCGGCATTTCTCTGTAATGCGTTTCAACATAACCTTTTATAATAGGGTCAAAAAAATTCTTTTTCCATTTTATTAAAACTTCAGGTGTAATTAAAAATTCTTTATAAATTTGTCCTGCAAGTTTATGACCAAAAGCATGAGTTTCTGATTTTTTTGGGTCTTGCCTAATGTCATTTAAATCTTTTAAAAAATCTTTTATAAGTTCATTAGGTAGTTCAGCTTTAGCCATAGTTGAACCAAAAGGTTTAAATAATTTAAAATTTATTTTACTCATAAATCGTTTATATCGTATAGCTCTTTAACTTCAATCTTATAAGCTGGGGGTCTGTTGACATGACCAAAATTAGTTAGTCTTTCTGGCATATCAGTAATAAAAGGAAACCAACCCATAATTGAAAACTCAAAGCCACCCTCATCAATTACTAAAACATATCTACCCCTTTTTTCATTAGGTCTAATCAATAAAAAATTATAATCTTTTCTCTTTTGTGATCTTATTTCTATATTGTTTTGCATATCTGAGTCTGTATATCTAGCATAACGATCAGAGTAAGAACCATTAAAGTATTTATTTTGTGATTTAGCAAAAGCAACTTCAGCACAAGCACCCATGATACCAAGTGCTAAGGTCTTTTCATCAGATCCCTTGTAGCCATAAGAAAAAGATTTACCCATTTTAAGGTTTTCTATAAATCTTCTTGTTGCTGTGTTAGCAGCTAGTTCAACTTCAAAAGGTTCAAGTTTTATCTTCATCTTTTTTATTTTCCCTAAACATCTTTAGCATTTCATAATAAGCCTTACCACCAGCATATTGTATTTCTTTACAAAGTTCTTTTTTTTGTATTACTTTAGGAACATTATCAAGTTTTGTATGCCAAATTTTTTTTGCGTAACAATCAGCACATAAAGGTTTGCCGTTATGTTCTATCAATGCTGTCATTACGCATTCGCTGCATTCTTTCCATTTTTCCACTTCAGGATATAAATAACTCATTTAAACACTTTCTTAAAGACCTATTCTTTTTAAGTATCGGTGCAAACTCTTGACTTAAATAAGCTGTCTTTTCCTCTCCTATTTTATTAATATCAACTTCATTTAAATCACAAATAATATGCCAAAGCTCATGATATATAGTTTTAGCTAAATTCATTTTAGATTGATTAGGATCTATACTAAGTTGAAGTTTACTTCCTTCATACAAACCCCAACAATCTTTTAATGATTTCCAATAAACTTTTATTATTTTTTTTTTATATTTAATCTTGCGAAATTTCTGCATCTACTATTGCCTTACCTATTTCATAAGCTATTTGTGGCACAATACTATTTCCAAGTGCTTTTATTCTGTTGGATCTATCTTTGTCCAATTCATAGGATATCCCATGAGGAACTCCACAAAGTTTGGATTGAGTTTGCCACCAGGTTTGTTGTTTTTTAAAACTTGAATTGAAAATTTTTCTTGATTTATCTTTCTTTTGCAAGTTATCGGATTGTAGGCTATGTCCTTGTAATCCGATGCTGTTGGTGTTTTGTACATCCTCTCTAAGTAAAGCATCGCATCTGACAGCTTTGCTCCGAATGTACTGTTTGGTTTGTTCTTCTTTCGGAGTATAAAACCTCCAGATTTCGTTTGCTCTACTCTCTTGCTCTGTTCTCCTCCCTCTTCGCAACCTACTGTTGGAGTTGGAAACATCTTTACTGCTACTGTTAATGGTGTTCCCCCTTGCTTGTATTTTTTCGTTCTCTCCGATGCTGAGTCTTGAGTTGGAGTTGGCAATAATCCAAACTCTTTTTCTTTGATGCCAAGCACCGATGCCTGAAGCTGGTATAACAAGACATTGGACTTGGAAACCTTCTTTTTCCAAATCAGTTTGCACCTGTCTGAGTACCAAGCCGTTGTTGATGTTAATAATCCCCTCAACATTTTCGCCAACAAACCATTTTGGTTTTGTTTCGGAAACAACTCTAATAGTTTCATCCCAGAGGTAACGATCATCGTTTTTTCCTCTTCGTTTTCCTGCAACTGAAAATGGTTGGCATGGGAATCCTCCTGAAACAATGTCGGCTGCATAGTTTGATCCTTTAACATTTCTTATATCCTCCTCTATTGGTATATTTTTAAAATTTTTCTGCAATACTTTTTGGCAAAATTTATCTTTTTCTACAAATCCTATAGTTTTGATTCGTTTTGTAGCTTCCATACCTAGCGAAAAACCGCCAATTCCGCTAAATAAATCAAGTAATCTAAGCATATTCGCTTGTAAATTATTTAATAACTTTAATCAAGATGTATATTGCTTTTACAATATTTGTTCTATATAACCGAATCAATGCTGATAAAAATAGGTAAGGAATGGAAACATAGAAAGGATGGTGGTTGCTTTTCAGCAGATCATCTTTCTCCCTCACAACTGACAAAACCTACGGATCAATGGTTTTATAACTATTGCGTCTTGTCTGAAGATGAAAGAAAGAAGCTACCACCGAATATGAAAATGATATTTGGAGCTATGATTGGAAGAGCTTTACAAGATATGGTTGTTCATAAATTAACAATAAAAGAAATAATGGAAGGGAAAAAATAAAT